TATATATGAATTCTGACGGTGCAAGGCCTCGTATGAGATTTACAAAATCAAGCGACAGTTCTGCAGATACAACTTCAAACTATGACGGAAAAACTATGGATATGTATGTTAATCAAAGTTTTTATGACAGTAATTTTACTAATGCAGATTATTACAATGGTTTTTCTATGGGTACAACAAACACAGAAAGTTTAATGGGAGTTTATTATGTGTATAACTTTAATAATTCAAGTGAGTATAGTTTTATTACAATAGAGGAATTTACTTGTAATAATGCAGGAGAGTATGCAGGTAGAGTTGGTAGTCTTTGTTTAACAGTTAATCAAGCAACAAATGGTTTTATGTGGCATAGTTCCTCTAATAATATTGCAAACGCAAAAGCAACTCTTTATAAGGTACTTGGATCATGAGTAGCGAATTTGGATATATCCCACAAAGCCCTGATCAAAGTTTTCAAAATAATAAAGGAATTCTTACTCCAACTGATATTTATGAGTTAAGTATTGCTGATAAATATACTAATTATGGACAATTAGACTTAATAGAAACAATTACTTTCAGTTCAGTTAGCACAGTTAGCTTTACAGATTTACCTATTGAAAAATATGAAGTGTTTTTTTTAACTTATTATTTTCATAGTGGAAGTCATGATGTAGGAATATTTGGAAGGTTTGGGCAAGGAACCACTTATAGAGACAGTAATAATAAATATGCTAATTATTATGGAGAAGCTGATAACACATTTGCAAGTTATTCCTCAACTTCAATGTGGGCTCATCAGCATGCTAATTTAGGCTCTATGGCTACAAGCCCTGACGGTTTAGCTTTTACGGGTTATGCTTATCTTTATGATATGGGAAATTCATTAAAATATAGTAAAGCAACAATACACAGTTCTTACACTTCTAGAACTGATGACACTTGTGCCTTTAATATTGGTGGTGCATTATATCCTGTTGCAGAAATGAACAATAGTTATTCTATATTCCCAAATACAGGCAGTTGCAGTGGGTACGCAAGTATGTATGGAATTAGGTACTCATAATGCCTAATTTACAACTTGTTAGATCCTACACAATAGATAATACTGCAACTTCAGCATGGAATTTGGGAACAACAAGTGAAAAGTTATTTACTTCGGCTTATGATAATTACCTTATAATTTTAAAAATGGACGGATCAACAACTAACTCTGAAACAATAAACACAAGATTAATTGATAGTGGAGGAAATGTAATTTCTGATAGTGAATATAATAATGCGTCTTGGCAGATGTTTGCTCATGCAACTGATGCTAAAGACAATGGAGAAAACGAAAGTTCTATACAAGATATTTTTGGGACTTATGATCAACTTGCTGAGGGTTTAGACTCAAGTGTTTATATTTATAATCCTGCTAATTCAAGCAGTTATACATTTTTACAAGGTGCAAGTGTAAGCGCTTTTAACAGTAATATAAAGACAACCAAGTCAATGTCAGTTCATAAAGGGGCTGAGGAAATAATTGGTATTCAATTTTTTGTGACAAATACAGATTATTTTTTAAATGCAAAAGCAAGTGTATATGGAGTTCAAGCATGAGTGGTGCCTTAATTAAAATTGCAGAAACAACAGTTGGAAGTGGTGTTTCAACTTTTGACATTGGTGGAAGTTCTTGGGATAGTTCGTATGATGTTTATAGAGTTGTTTTAAGTGATATCCAGCTTACCTCAACAAGTAATGACGCAAGAATTAATTGTAGAATTTTAAAGAGTGATAATTCTGATGATGATAGCTCGAATTATGATTATGCCTTTCTTGGTTTTAGAAGCTCAACAACCTATGATAATTTACCTGACACTAACCAAGACAAGTGGCAAAACTTTAATTATTTATTTAGAGGTGGTACGGGTTATGGTAGTAATGGTGTTTTACACCTTTTTAATTTTAACAATGCAGATGATTATAATTATTTAACAGTTGAAATGAACTCTTTTGGATATAATGGCTCGGAACTTATGGGAACTTCAGGAAGTGCAATTCATACAGTTGCACAAGTTGCAAAAGGCTTACAATTCTCATTGACATCAAGCACTTATGCAGGTGGTAAATGCGTTTTGTATGGACTACGAAAATAAAATATATGTTATACTAAAAAAAGGAGAAATATGACAGAAGAACAAGCACTTACGCAAGCAACTCAAGAAATTGAGGAAGCAAAGCCAATGTATGCACAAGTAAATAACGAAAGACGAGAATTTACTGATACTGAGTATGATCAAGCAATACAGGATAGAAAAAACTCAATTCTTGATACTTACAATAATGGCTACAAACAAGCAAGATTAGAAGCATTTTTAAGTCTTGGAGATCAACTTGATCAACTTTATTGGGATATTGACGCAGGAAAGTTAGATAAAACAGGCGTTTGGTATAAAGCCATTAAAAAAATTAAAGACGATAATCCAAAACCTGAATAGTGGAATTAAAACTTTACAGAATATCAAGTCAAGCCGATAGTACAAATGGAATTCTTTATATTAATGATGAATTTGCTTGTTATACACTAGAGGACGAGCAAAGAGAAATTAAAGTTAAGCATGAGACTGCAATTCCTTTGGGTATATATGAAATAAAATTTAGAACAGTTGGAGGTTTTCATACAAAATATACTTCAAGATATGGCCCTGCATTTCACAAAGGCATGCTTGAATTACAAGATGTGCCTAATTTTGACTACATATTGATCCATACAGGTAATACAGATGAGCACACTTCAGGTTGTATATTGGTTTCAGACAATCAAGAAAATAATTTACTTGTAAAAGACGGCTTTGGTGGAAAATCAACACAAGCTTACAAACGGGTTTATCCAATTATTAGAGATGCTTTATTAAATAATGAAAATGTGACTATTGAAATATTTGATCTTGCAAAACTTGAAAAAGGCCTTAATGGAGTTAGTAATAAAGCAACTGATGACATGATCAACGCAAAACAGGTATGGGATAAATTATCTGCGATTAATGGCGAACTCAAGATACTAAATGCTAAAATGGGGAATAACGATATAATTTAGGAGGTTTTTGATAATATCATGCCCTCTATGCAAACACGCTCTTGTTTATGACAACCTCACATTTTTTTGTGGTAATCTTAAATGTAAAAAATATAAAGTAATACAAATAGGTAGAAATGAGGAAAGTAATGGCTAAAAAGAATTGGAAAGCTTACTGGAAATTTATGACTGCAAAGGCTTTTAGAACAGGCCTTCAATCTGCAATTTCATTATGGTTAGCAAATAGTTCAGGAATTATTGACGCAGATGTTATTCAGTTAATTGGTGTTGCGTTTTTAACTTCTTTTATTACAGTTATTCAACACGCACTAGAACAATACAAGCCAAGAGCGACATTTGAGGACTAATGAAGGCACAGGTTAATTTAGGACAAATATTGCAAGGTGGCTTAGCGGCTTTAGTTGGTTGGTTATTTAAGACTGTAAATGACATGCAACAACAAGTTGCAACTCTTAACGCACAAGTAAATGCTTATCAAGAAAGTATTTCTGGATTTAATCAAAATTTAATTATTATTGAGGAAGTTATTAGAGAAATCTTATTTAAAGTTGGTGGCTAATGTGTCTAATAACTGAAAATGATGACGGATCTTTTGTGCAAATATGCAACTGCAAACATGGAAGCGTAAATTGTGTTAGCTAAAATTAAAGATAATTTAGCTATTGTTGTGACTGCAATAACCTTAATGGGATCAATTGGGGCAGGTATCCAAAGTCTTGGTGCAGTTCTTAATACACTTTCAAATATTGATGAGCGCATGAACTCAATAGAGTATGAATTTGATACTTTAAAAGAAAGTACAATGGTGTCAAACGACATTGCAGTTTTGTATGAGAAAATTTACGCATTAGAGCAAGTTGCGTATGACGCTGAGTATTTAGAAACAGAATTAACTACATTAAGAGCTAATTATCAAAATTTAGATAATGAATTAAGAGATTTAGAGTGGAAAGTAGAAGATTTTCAAGCGAGATATATCAGCGACTTGAATAATCCAAGTCAAGACAGTCAAGCCTATGAACTAATGAAATGGGAGTGGCAAGACTTACTAAAAAAAGTGACAATTTTAGAAACAAATCAACTTGAAACTTGGGAATTAGATGATATAAAAAATAGAATAGCCTATTTAGAAGCACAAATGCACGGGCATTAATCATGGCTAATGAAAATTTTACACAAAAGGAAATGATAAAGGTAGTAATGGCTGATATTGAAAAAATTTTTGAGAAATTAGATCAAATACAAAATGATTTAGCAACAAGACCAACAAGGCAAGAGATTTATGGTTGGATAATTGCAGGAATATCAATAGCAACTCTTATTACAGTTTTAATGTAAAATCAAGAAATATGTCAAAAATCCTTTAAACTAAGATTAATGACAAAAACACCTAAATCAGATTGGGGAAATAACTTTTATAAGTCAGGTTGGCAACCTTCTATTGAAGTTAATGAACAAGCTGGAAAAGGCGAAATAACGCATGTCGGCACCGATCCTGAATATTCAAGCAAATATGATCAAATATTAAGAAATTGGGGTTATGATCCCTCAATATATGAAATAGAAGGTGCAGTAAAGACTTCATCGTGGGAAGTTCAGTTAAAAGGTGGGAAAACAGAAACTTTTTATGCTTTTAAAGGCATTGTAAAGAAAAAAAATCCGAAACATGACAAATATGTGGCCGAGTTATTACGATATACAAAGAAAAAATTACCTTTAAAGAAACAAACACTTGG